AAGCTGCGAAGCAAGAATGGCCGTTCCGTGCGGAAAATAGCCCATTAACACTTGCTCTCATGCACGTTGATGCCTTGATCGAGCGCATTCGTAACCGCAAACTGAAAGCGTTCGATCCTTCTCTTCTCGAACAACTCCGCAAGCTCTCCAAATCAGAACTGAAAGATTTGAAGGCGCAGTACAGCCGGTCTTACGAAGACATCAAAGCTGCGTTAGGTGGAGATGAATTTTTCATTGAGGCGTACTCGAATTACGACAAGCCGACGATGAAAGTTGCCATGACGCTTTTCAAAGAACTCCGGGCGCTCAAACACGATGACGCTGCCCAAGGCAAAATGCGTCTAGGCAATCATAATCCCAGGAAGAAGAAACAGAAGCCGCCAGAAGAGATCGTCAAGAAAGTGCTTTTCCTGGAAAAAGATAATGAGACAGGAATCTCCAGTCTGAAACCAGCGGAATTAGTCGGTGCCAAAGAACTGTGGGTGTACAACACAAAGACTCGGAAGCTCGGCTGTTACTATGCCAAAAGTGAAGCCGGGTTATCGGCCAAGGGTACAACTGTTCTTAACTTCGATGATAAGCGATCCACAACAAAGACCATCCGCAAGCCGAAGCAACAAATCCACGATTTCATTGCCAAATCACCATCAGACATGCACAAATATTGGGACGCCATACGTGCGGTGCCCCAGGCGATTAGTCCACGTCTCAGCCGGGATACTTTGATTTTACGGGCCATTGAGGGTTGACAAGCTCCACAATGGCGTGATAGACTGGTGTTGATGAAACCAGCCATTGAAGACGGACAATACACAGTACGTGAAACCCCTGCCTGGAAGGTTCGTGAACGATGGGCCGAAATTCGCCTTCTCGTCCACCAACAAATTTTGGAGCGGGATCTCGCCTTCGCCCACCTGTCGGATCACCTGGACCATACCCTAGAGCCGATTCCGTGGGTTCCGAAGAAAACAACGTGGTGGGAAGATGCCAAGGACAAGATTGCGGTCTACATCTGCATGTTCTTTCACACCAAGCCCACATACCGGAGAGGCGATCAGTCCTATGTGTGCGCCTGTGGCCGCAAATACGCCGTCCCGTGGGCTGACATGTCCAAGATAGGGATGAACGTCTACGTGCCAGCCAAGCCCTTCGTAGCGCCAAAGACGCCCATTCGTCAGGCACTCTGCAAGAACGGTTGGATGGGAGAGGTCTGATGTCACTAGACAAATTTCGGAATCCGTGTTATTATTCGGATGTGAATTTTCGCCGGTGCCACAATCGAATTGCTTCACTTTGCTTCTTTCGACGCTCTTCAGTAAACATGCGTCCTCTGAGCGGTGATGGTTTTCCTTTTGCAAAAGCACTCATCTTTTGTCTTGTTTCTTCTGAATGTGGTTTTCTTGCATATGGCGCACGGTACTTGCCAGTTTGTGCTACACTCATCTTAGCTCTAGTCTCTGTAGATGGAATGTGGCCGGGGAGACCTTTGTTCCACGCCGGTTTTCCCTTTTTGGCTTCACTGATTGCACGTCTACGTTCTTCGTTGAAAGTAACTCCTGTGTGGGTCCGACGTAATTTTTCTCTTGTTTCTTTTGAGACTGTTCGCCCGGTCATGTGTTTTTTAACAGCCTCACTGATATGGCGACGGCCTTCTTCTGACATACTTCCAGGTGTGCTGCCGCCGAATCCTCTTTTTTTAGCTGCTTCACTAATGCGCTGGCAATGTTCATCGGAAAATGTTCGTCCTTTCAATTTTTGGGAAATCTTATTCGCACGTTGGAGACGTTGTTCCTCGTTTAGCAATTCTACGGTATTGCCGCCGTCTCCACCTTTTGTAAGATTGTACCCTTCAGAATCACTTTTGTGAAGTCGAATAAAATGAGGTTCCATTTCTTCAAAAATATGGGTACGATTGGAAGAACCATAAATGATATCCAAATGAAACGAATCAACCCCATATTTTCGCATAGCACGATACAACAAACGATCCACACCATGTCTGGCAGCATGACGATGTTCTTTCAGTCGGCGCACCGGATCTTGACTTGCACCAACATAAACCTTTTGATTAGTAGCACATGTAAGAATATAGATGAAATAATGTTTCATAGTGCTATTTATAAGTTGTTATTTTTCAATCATCGGTTGGGAGAAATTCAATAATACTTTTAGACTTTTCACAAATTGCCGTCAGTAACTTGCATCAGCAACTCAAGCAAAGTAAGAAAGACAAGCAGAAGCAGCGCTTCTTCTATGGGTCCGCAGCGGAAGATGAGATCGATGAAGGCGAAGTCAGCCCGCCGATGCTTCGCCACATGATCCTCAATTCCATTCGTCGTATCAATAAGAGCTACAGGAAACGCTTCGGCCAGCTTGTCATCGCAACCGACAATGCGAATTACTGGCGCAAGTCGGCATTCAAGTATTACAAAGCCAACCGCAAGAAAGACCGTGATGATTCCGGCATTGACTGGCCGCTAGTGTTCAGTATCTTGAATGACCTTCGTGATGAGATCAAAGAAAACTTCCCGTACAAAGTCATGGATGTTCCCGGCGCTGAAGCGGATGATGTTATCGGTGTCATCACCAAACATTATCACGAACAGGAAGACATTCTGATCGTATCCGGTGACAAGGATTTCCAACAACTTCAGCGATACAGCAACGTCTGGCAATACGGGCCGGTACAGGACAAGTTATTGGTGGCAGAAGATCCGGCCAAATTCCTGTTTGAACACATACTCCACGGCGACAAAGGTGACGGTGTTCCAAACTTTCTTAGCGCCGATGATTCTTTCATCGAAGATCCGGCGACTGGCAAGAAACCAAGACAGACGCCCATTTACCAAGTTAAGGTGGATGCGTGGTACACACAGAAACCAGAAAATTTCTGCAACGAGACGATGCTTGCCAACTACTATAGGAACAAGAAGCTAGTTGACCTGACCGAAATCCCGGCTGATGTTGAAACTGCCATTCTCGCAGAGTTTAATGTACCACCAGTGGGCGCAAAGGATAAGATCTACAGCTACCTAGTCAAGAGCAGAATGAGAAATTTGTTGACTTCAATCCAGGAGTTTTGAAGATGGCGGTAAGTAGAGAAGTTCTGTTAGAACTGTCCGGTAAGGATGGTGATACGTTTCATGACTTATGGCGCAAAACGGTAATTCAAGAAGCGAAAGAATGTCTCGCTGAATTTATGTTCGAGGGTACTACTCAATACGATCATGTGCTAAATGGTGTTGTCCAGTTTGTCGAAGACTACGGCTGCACACCAGAACGAGCGGTCATGATTGCGATGTTCCCGGACAGATACGACTTAATGATGGGACAAAAGACAAAGCTATGAGAAAAATGTTTTCAGAAATCCTCAAGGAAATCTCGGAGGCACCTGATCTTGAAGATAAGGTGATGATACTCCAATCCAACAATCAGCCGGTCATCCGACAGTTGTTATTGGCCGCATTCGATCCCAATGTCAAATTCGACGTTGTGATTCCATCTTACAAAGAGAACGATGAGCCTGACGGCTACGCATCGAATACTCTTTTCATCGAACACCGCCGCCTATACATCTTCATGGATTCGTACAAGACAGTTTCGCCACAACGTAAGACTGCCTTACTTCAACAAATCCTGGAGTCGATTGATCCGTCTGATGCGGTAGCCCTGATCGCAGTTCTCAAAAAGGATCTGTCGGGATACGGCGTCACGAAGGAAGTTGTCAATGCAGCCTTCCCAGGACTCGTCAAGTAAGCCAGACTATCAGATGCTCTTGATGGCTTATCGTGCCGGTATGATAAGCAGAGAGCAAGTAATGTCTGCGATAGGATTCGACAAAGACATGATTGTGGAAGAACCGACCTACGAAGAAAAGCGGTCCCGGCTGCTGGATATGTGCGAGATGGAAGGCACCGACATGCAGCTTCACAACGAAATTGTGGTGGAGCTTCTGCAATACATGAGCGGCGATGAACAACACTCATGCGAATTCGGGAACGTCGTGGGTGAAATCTACCAGCTTATCGAGCAGACCGGCATGACCGTAGAAGCCGCCACTTTTCACTTGATGTGCCGAAGTGGTACAATAAAAGCATGAGCAAATACCTCTTTGTGAAGTACAACGACAATTGGGCCGACGAGATGGACATCACCGGCTTTGCCATCGTGAAGCAAGAAGATTGGGCCGCAATCATCGAAGAAGTGAAAGCCTTCTTCAAGAAAAAGTTGGGCGGCTGGACCTTCGGCGTCGGCACCAACGAAGAAATCGAATACATGACGTTCAAGGATTGGAGCCGTCAATTGAGCCAGACGGAACTCTCCGACGACGAAGCCAAGACCATGATCGACGTATTCAAGCGTGCCAAGATCCGGCCTGGATACGATGAACCCCGTCTCGTGATCGAAGAAGGATTTTTCCCGCTGCCGTCTAGCGATGAAGTGGACGAAGCCGACGACGACTACGACGAAGATGACGAAGACGGAGAAGACGACGATTTATTGTAATGGGAAAACGAATCAAAGAATTTTACATCTCCGTGGACGTTGAAGCTGATGGGCCATGCCCCGGCGTCAACTCCATGCTGCAATTTGGCGCTGTGTTCTACGACTCCGAAGGCAACGTCCTGGAGGAATACAGCGCCAACATCTATCCCATCGAAGGGGCAGTAGAAGATCCCGATACGATGG